CTTATCCAAAAAATCATGTTCAACAAACCGAGTCTGGTCATGTTATTGAGTATGATGATACAACGGGTAAAGAACGAATTTCAACATTTCATAAATCTGGTACTTACGATGAGATTACATCTGAGGGTGATAAAACACTGGTTATTCAGGGAGATGAATATGAGGTTGTTATTAAAAATAAAAATGTTTATATAAAGGGTGATAAGGAGGGAACTTCCCTCAATCTTACCGTTGTTGGAGATATGAGAACAAAGGTTGATGGAGACTATCACTTAGAAGTATCAGGTAATGTTACTGAAGTAATTGGAGGTTCACAAACTATAAGTGTTGGTGAAAATCAAACAATAACAATCACTGGAGCTCAGGAGGAAGTAATTGGAGGTTCACAAACTATAAGTGTTGGTGAAAATCAAACAATAACAATCACTGGAGATCAGGATATCACGGCGGCCATTACCACCATCAATAATAAAGTTAATATCAATAAGGATGTTAATGTTGTTGGAACTTTAGATGCAACAGTAGATGTAGTTGCGGGGCCCACTAATCGTAGTCTTGTTGGTCATTAACCCTTAATTTTTTTATCTTTGAATAACAATTCTCTGGAGTAAAGTTTATAAATAGAAAAGTATGGCCATTCAAGATTATAACAGTGTACAACAGGGGAACTTATCACTTTTCAAGCAATCTTCAAATGTCGGTAAAAATAAAGTATATTCAGATTTGAATCTGGAGTTTATCAAACATCCTCAAAGATTGGATATAATCCCCTTAAAGGATATTGATGCAGTAAAACAGTCTGTAAAAAATCTTGTTCTTACTAACTTTTATGAAAGACCTTTCCATCCAGAGATTGGTGGGAATGTATCTTCAAAACTTTTTGAACCAGCCGATGCTATTACCGGAATAGCAATTAAAAGAGAAATACTTCAAGTCTTAAAAGATTGGGAACCAAGAGTAAATGGAGTAAAGGTTGAAGTGTTTGATAATATTGACGCAAATGAAATTATTGTTAATATAATATACAATGTGATTTATTTGCAGATGACAAGCGAAGTAACATTTAACTTACAAAGACTCAGATAATATGGCACAATTTAATACAACCGAACTTGATTTTGATCAAATAAAAACAAATTTAAAGGCTCATTTCCTGAGAAATGATGGAGTTTTTAAAGACTGGGATTTTGAAGGATCTGGTTTAAGTTCACTTCTCGATGTGTTGGCATATAATACTCACTATAATGCAGTAAATGCTCATATGTCAATGAATGAATCTTTCCTTGATTCTGCCCAACTTCGAGCAAATGTTGTTTCAAGAGCAAAACTTCTTGGATACACACCAACAAGTAACACCGCATCAGTTGCAAGAATTAATCTAACTCTTACTAAACAAAGTTCTAGTACAGCGGTGAAGTATACACTCAAAAGGGGAACGAGATTCACAACTCAACTGGACAACATAACATATACATTTCAAACAATATCAGATGTCACAGTTGGTCTTAGTGATGCTGCAGATACGTTTGTTTTTAACAACCTTGATATATATCAGGGAAGTAGAAGACTTGTAGAGTATTCAGTTGATACTTCCACTTATCAGAAATTTACTATTAATTTTGCGGATGCGGATACTGCCTCTTTACTTGTTAAAGTTTTTAATGATCCTGATGATTTATCCCCTGAGACATATAAAAAATTCCAGACCTTCACTAATGTAGATTCAACATCACAGATATATTTTCTCAATGAAAACGGAGATGGATATTTTGATGTAACTTTCGGAGATAATATTATTGGTAAATCTCCACACGTTTTAAATATTATACAACTTGATTTTCTTACAACTGATGGGGAAATAGCAAATGGTGCCACCACATTCACAAAAGCTACTGGGGCCGATGCCACTGTTCAGGGTGGAGGATCTATTACATTAGTTATAAAGTCGCAGGGTGGAGGAGATAAAGAAACTCTCTCAAGTATAAAATTTAACGCACCCCTAACATTCGTATCCCAGAATAGAGCGGTTACGGCCGAAGACTACAAAACTCTTATAAGACAAAATATCAATAATGTGGGAGATGTTTCAGTTTGGGGTGGAGAAAGTAATGAGATACCGAATTATGGTGAAGTAAACATTGCAATTCGACCGTTAGATGTAGACCAACCCACTTTAACAGATGCAGAAAAAAAAGTAGCCGAGGCGTTTCTGGATGATATAAAAGTTGTAGCTATCAAACCACTTCTACACGATCCAAAATACACATATCTCTATTTTGAAGTTTTCTTCAAATACACTTTATCTCTTACATCAAAAACAAAACCAGAGTTGGAAACTTCTGTAAGAAACACGATTTCTACATTCAATACTAATAATCTTAACAATTTCAACGGGGTATTTCGGTATTCCCCCTTCCTAAAAGAAATTGATAACACCGATGTCGCCATAACAAACTCTACGGTAAGAATATACTCCTACAAAGAGCTTACTATTACCGTTACCGGAAGCAATACCGCAAACGAAAGTTTAGATTTTGGATTTGCAATTGATGGAAAGGTGGATCAAACAGAGTCGATGATTTCATCAAGCGGCTGGATTTATTCTGGATCATCGGTTCAGTTGGCCGATGAAAAAATTGTAGGAGATACTGAAAAAAGAAGAGTCTATGTATATACAACTACCAGTGATAATAAAGTTCTTAAAGTTCAAACCGAGGCCGGATACATTTATCCCGCAACCGGAAAAATCACTCTAAGTAATTTAGTTTCCTCTACAACAGCCACAATAAAAGTGAAGGTAAGACCGGCCTCTAATGATGTTGTTGCAAAAAGACGAGAAGTTTTGAATATTAGTTTGGCGGATACTACCGCAACAGCAGACATTGATTCAAGTACTAGTGGAACCGCTACAACACTTTCAGACTATGAAACTGTAAGTCGAAATGCTTAGTAAATTATGGCGCACAAACAAAAAATAGGGAAAGTACATATACACAATCGAGAAACCGAACAGGTTTCTTCGTTAATTCCTTTTCAATTGAGAGGTGGTTCTTCGACCCTTATTACATTTCTTGAAGATTATTATAAGTATCTAAATCAAAAGGGACAGCCAACAAACGTCATTGATCGTATTCAATATGAACATGACATCGATCTTACGGATGAAACCTATTTAGAGTATCTTAAACAAGAAATCGCAAAAGATGTTCCCAACTCAGCGGCCTTAGATAACAGAGCTCTTCTTCGTAACATTGTATCTTTTTATAAATCTCGTGGTTCACAGGGTAGTATAAGTCAATTCTTCAAACTCTTCTTTAATGATGACGTAAGACTCTCATATCCAGCAGAACAACTCTTCAAACCATCGAGTGGTGATATTGATGTTTTTGGATATAGTAAAAATGATGGAACTAAAGTTTTCTATAATACCACAACTAAAGCGTTAGGTGAAGCGGTTCCTACAGGACCAACTATACTGACTCCTGATTTCGTTCCATCAAATCCAGGCTACTTAAAAATAGGAAGTAATTTCGAAAATATTTTTTGGACATATGGTGATTATGATAGTTATGGGTCTCCATCATTTGATAAAACCTTTACGATAAGAGTAGAGAAGAAAACGTCAGACTCAGGTTATCAATCGCCAATAAACAGTCCTGTGATTCCATCTTCGGGATTTGCCCGGCAAACTCGTCTGAACTTAGGTGATAATACGCTTTCAACGAATCTCACTCATGATAGTGCTGCTTCTCTTACAATAGACATAAGTAATACGGAACAATCCTCAGCTACTTTAACTTATCGTCTTGGAACATACTCCGTAGACGCTCCTATTTATGATAAGAATCTTGACACCGATGAAATAACTTTTCTCCAAGATATCAATTCTCCGAACGAACCTTATGCAAAGAGTTTTGATCTTACGGATCGCCACCTTTACTTTGGGGAATCTGAAGAACTTGGGGTCATTGCTACAGGTCGAAATCATACTTTACTTCCAACCAGAGCTGGTGGAAAATATTTCTCTGACATTATATATGGAAGTAATGATAAAGAAACTGTTTATAATTTTTATGCCTTTGATGACGCAGTAATCAGTTTCTATATTGACTATGAGAAAGGTTTAAATTCTCCTATCAGATATTCACCCACACTTGTCCAAAAGAAACGGATTAGGAGAGGGCAATATGCCACATTCATAACAAACACTTATGCTTCACCGTCGGATCAGCATGTTATATTTTTCTCATCAACAGGAGTTGTAGCAGGATCTACTTACACAACAAACGGTTATCAGGATATGACGGTCCTCTCGCCGATGTCGAGCGACTATGTTTCACGAGGCGATCCTAATTCACCAACCGGAGAATCAACCAAGTATCTTATCAGTTGGGATCTAACCGATAGTCGAATTGCAGTTGATAATACTACTAGTGTTCGTCACAACAGTACAGATTATTCTCCTGCTACCAATTCATTCGTTTATGGAGTAGTCCATGTCAACGATGGACTTCAATCTTCTCCGCTCGCTGATGGAAATGATAAATGTCAGGGAATTCCAGTTGGATATTGTAATGATACATATCTCTGGCCAGACGGATTGAGTGGTTACACAATGGTAAGTCCATATGATGATAACAAGATTAATATTTATCAATATGATTCTGCAAATGGTCTTTGGGATTTATATGAAACAACCACTCCCACAAAGAATATAGCGAAGCAAAGTGGAAGTTACTCTGGTGACACGAGTCCTGAAGATACTTTTATAGGTCCAAACTCACCTGCCGCTGATACTCTTTGGAAGTTCGAAGGAACTTATCCCTTTGCTCTTTGGGTTAATGACAATCTTAAGGATGAAGAACTCGTCTGGGGATGGAATAAAACTAATTATAATCTTCCACTTTATACACCATTTTCCACTTATAATGACCGAAAGGGATTCGTCTCTGATGTCAACAAAATTCATGATGGAGAAAGATTGCAGGAATTCTCTTATGTAATCGATACTACAGTTTCACTTGATAGGTGGAAAACTGGATTTTACAAGTTGGTTCATCCAGCTGGATTGAAACTTTTTAATGATATATCTGTTGAGGCTATACACTCAAGAGCGGATAGGGAAGCAATACCAACTTGGACAATCAATGATCCTACTTGGGTTTCAGATCTTTATACAGGATTGGCTAACCATACACCTTTTTATCAGCCAGGTTGGTTAGATTCCGGTGGTAATATCGATGTATTTTTCACTGTTCCACCATTTGAAATGGATGTGAGTGATGCTGATGTAGATCAAGATCTTCTTTCAACCTATGCAATTCGTTATGATACATCTACAAGATCTGGTGTTCTTGCAATTAGACTGACTACAGCATATGTTGAAACAAATACAAATTATGTTTTGATGAATACGATATCATCACCTCAAGAATATTTAGATGTCACCGAAACATTAAGGACATTTGAAAGTGCTGATAATAATGTTGTAACACATTCATACGTTTCTTGGAATACTCCAATTGATTCTATAGACGATCAAACAGTAACAACATATAATCAACCTATTAATTTTCCGGTAGATTCCCCACAAGGTGGTCTTTCTGATGTTCGAATATATCTCAATTCCTTAACTGCAGTAACAGAGCATCAAACACCTATCACAGTTTTGGAAAGGGATCTTATTGGAGGAGATGTTTCCTTCCCCGATGTGGATTCCCCATTAGAACAAACCATAACAGAAACTTCCATTTAGACTAGAAATTTTATATAAATAAAAACATAATATGAGTGCCATTATTACAGACGACTTCAGAAAAAATAACGCCAATGCCTTTGTCACAGCAGTTAATACTTTAGCAACTGACTCACCCGCTTCGGCCGGAACAGGATATTATGTAGGTATTGGTAAGAGCGATCCTTGGAGTGATGATACAACTCCTCCCACGCCAGTAGGTAGTGAACTCGAACGCCAGAATGTATTACAGAACTTGATTTCGATGAAGTTACTTGAGGCTTCGGAAATTGAAAGACTTTTACCGAAAACTAATCAAACTTGGGGTGGGGGTAGAAAATATAAAGTATACGACACGACCGACAGGACATGTTTTAACCAAACTATAAGTGGAGGAAGTATAGATGATTATTCGTGTTATGTAATATACAGTAATTCTCTATATCTCTGTTTATCAAATGGTGGAGGAGTGAATAGTACAATAGCACCCGGCACCTGTGTAACGAGTGCTGATGCTGCTATTAGTGGTACAGTTGGAGAAGTGGGTGAAGGTAGTGACAAATACATTTGGGTTAATATAGGAGCAATTGATGTTGCCGGAAGTGCATTTAAAGACTCTACTACCTTTTTTGAAATTCCCACAAATATCACACCACCTGCAAACTCCACTCAAGGCCTTCTCTATGGATTTAAAATAGTATCTGCCGGTAGTGGTTATACAGATGATGTACTTTCTGCCACTTTAAGATATACACAAATAGATGGAACAACCGCAACATCCACTCTCTATATACGAGTTGAGGACACCGAAGTTAAAGAAGTACTCGATATTGATTCTCCAACCGGAGGTAGTTTAAAACTTTCTGACTTTGAGGGTTTTGGTGTAGGTGCGAGTAATGGCATTGTTAAGGCAAGTATTTATTTTAATGATTCACCGGAACCACCTTTTCTTACACAATGTGAAATCCAACCAATGTTTGCCCCACCCGAAGGTTTTGGTGGAAACAATTTAGATGTTTTTCCTCCATATTATGTTGGAATCGCAACAGATTTTACAAATACTGATGATGGGGAAACTCTTGTTAATACAAAATTTCGTCAGGTCAGTATTATAAAAAATCCTATTATTGATAGGACCGAGGATTCCCCCGAAGAATATTTATCGATAAACTGTCTTCCATACTTAGAACTTGGAACACTTTCATCCACTTCGATTGAATCTGGTTCTTATCTGGTAGTAACAGCAACTGGTGAAAAGGCATGGATAGATTATATAGATTCTACAACTTCGCCAAAAAGAATCTATTTTCATCAAAATAGTACTTGGCCGATAACTCAGGATGTTCTTCCGGCCACAGGAACAATTCAACTTTTTTCTCCAGCGGATGTTTCTTTGGAGGCAGGTCGGGCATATGGAGCAATCGTTGGAGGAGAACATGATAGTTCGCCATCATTATCTCAACTAGATATATCTGGTGATATAATAATGTTACATAACATAACTCCTATTTTAAGAAGTTCTGTTCAGGCAGAAAAAGTACGAATAACTTTACAATTCTAAAAATTAATGGCTATTAATACTACACTCTACCAAACATCTCCTTACTTCGATGATTACGAAACTTCGGGTAATGAAGCAAAGGGACATTTAAAAGTTTTATTCAAACCTGGCACTAGTGTACAAGCTCGTGAGTTGAATCAACTCCAAACACTTCTCCAGACACAGATTGATAGATTAGGATCTCATATTTTCGAAAATGGTAACAGAGTCTTAAATGGAGAGCTTACCGTTGATGGAAATTTATTTTTTATTGATATAGCCTTTTCTGATGCCGACCTTGTTGTAAGTGGAACTTCAGTCACAGCAGCCGATGTTCTTACGAGAGTTGGTGAAATAAAAAATATCGACAATCTTATTGGTAACAATTCACCAGAAACCATTGGTCTTAGTGCAGAAATTATTGATTATGAAGCTCTTGTTGCGAATGACACCGAGACAACTTATAGGTTTTACTTAAAGTATACTAAAAAGACTGAATCAAGAATTTCATTTGCAAAAAACCAATCGATTAGAACACAAACCGCAATAAGTGGAACTGGATATTCAATCAATTTAAGGGATACAATTGGTACCGTAAGCAAAGTTGGTTATTCTACAAAACTACATATAAACAAAGGAGTTTATTATATTTCTGGATATTTCGTCAATGTTGAAAACACCGATGTTATTGTTGAACGAAGTGCAGAAGATAAACGTATTACTGGTCAACTGGCTTTTAAA